CCTTGCGGACCGTCTACGCGAAGCCCCAGACTGTCGGCACGTACGGCATCTGTGGTTTCCGTGGCTACCTTAGATAGCCCCGAGCCTGCCGCCTCTGTGATATGTTAGTCACTGTCACGACTCGGCCGAGCACTAGAGAGGAACCCAACACTTAAGAGACCTCTTTCCGAATCCTTCGGCTAGTGTGGTTCTAAGTATGGGGTAAGACCCTCTGGCTCCAGATCACTGCTGTAACCTTGAGATAAGAAACGCTGCCTTCGGGCGAGGCTTCACCTTATGCGTTATCCTCCTCTCATTAATCTCCGGAAAGGTAGGGCACCCCGGAGGGAAACAGTAACCTGGCAGTTAGACCACTACAATCATCAAACTTCATTTTAATATGGATAAAACAAAATTTGAATCATCTCGTGGTAAACCTACTGCTAATAGTCGTTGGTTACTTAAGCGTGAGCTCAAGTACTTCATGATATTACCAGTATGGCTGATAGGTCACCGATCTCTCTGGAACACTTGCTTCCTTCCACTCCATGGGACTATCTTGAAGTTTTGGAAGAGTAATGGGAGCCTTTGGCTTACCCAGTATCTCGCCCTTACTTCTCGAATTATTGTCCTGTGGGTTGGTGGGGAGACATTCAAGGCTTCGGATGGTACTGTGCGCGTCCGTCTGACTCGGTCCGGGTTGCCGGTAATTCTGCCGGGGCCTTTGCGGGTTATCTTCCACCTCTTGCGAGGCGAAGATTCTGCTTATGCCCTTAGAATTATTCGACTTACTCTGACTCTTCTTTCGGTCTATCGCGTTATTGGCTGCGCTCCGATCGTTAAGTTATCGACAATTGTCGATTCCTTTAGCGGTCAGAGCCCTACACTTGAAATATTCGAAGTGCGTCATGCCGTCTCGCTGCTACCCTTGACCTTAGCTCTTGGACGAGTCCTCTGGACTCATCTATCGGAATCAGCCGGTCCCAACTTTAACAAGGCAACTTGGTCTTGTGGGTTAGATGCTTTGGCCTTCCTGCGACACCCACTTGTGTGGTATCACTGGTTAGCTATTGCATATTCCCAGAAGGCATGGGTCGCCCTAGGTTGGAATCTCTTCACCATCTTGGTGTCACTGCCGATTGTGCCTTTACTGGTCTTAGGAGGAAAGTTTCCGGGCCGCTTAGGCCGCCTTGTCAAACTATTTGAGGCACGAGGGAAGGTTCGAATTGTGGCGATCACCGATTGGTGGACTCAGATTCTTCTGAGCCCGCTTCATCAGGGTATCTTCCGCATTTTGAAACGTATCCCTCAGGATGGTACTTTCGACCAACTTGGTCCAGTCCATCGTCTCATGTCGTATGTTCGGGCAGCCAACGCGCCGGTTTTCTCCTATGATTTATCAGCTGCGACGGACAGACTTCCTGTCGCTTTTCAAGTTCAGGTCCTCGAGGCCCTTGGGGTCTCTTGGGCCCGATCCTGGGCAGCTCTACTTGTAGAGCGGCCCTGGATGTTGGGTGATCAGCCTATTAAGTACTCCGTAGGACAACCAATGGGTGCTCTTTCGTCCTGGGCAATGCTGGCTATCTCGCACCACATCGTGGTGCAGGTTGCTTCGCAGCGGGCTGGGAATCAGGGTTGGTTCTCTCAATATGCTTTGCTTGGTGATGACATTGTCATTGCTGACGAGGCAGTTGCGGGAGCTTACCTTAAGCTCATGGAGACTCTTGGTGTTCCAATTAACCTCTCGAAGTCATTCGAGATGAAATCTGGGACACTGGAGTTTGCCAAGAGATGGTTCTCACCGCACATGGGGGATATTTCCCCCATGGGCCCAGGGCTTATCCTGGCAGCCGTTCGGAATCCTAAGATGCTTGGTACGCTGATCCAAGATTGCTTGAATCGTGACTTTGTCTTTTCTTCGCGGCTGGTTCGAGATCTGGTTCGGTTCCTTCGTATCATTCGCCCTGGCTCTGCCTGGTCGAATAAATACTTGAAGCCGATCCTTTCTACAGTCTTAGGTCCAACCGGTGGTTTATGGGGCACGGCCAGTGGGCTTTATTTCAAAGCTAGCTGGATCGCGATGTTCCCACACCGGATGACTGAGAAACTGACGCATCTCACGGAACTCCTATTCCGTGGAATGGCAGTGTCACAATCACCTCCCCTCGCGGGGAGTGTGCAAGTCGAACGACTCGTTTCCAGTTACTGGGATCGAGCACGTCTTCTTGGGACGGGACTGTATGGGTGGATCTCTGCACCCCTTGTACTTTGTTCCCCTGCATTCTGGGTCTATTATGATCTAGCAATAGAGGGAGACGCGAAGCTCGAACTATATCAGAAGCGTATCAGAGAGTACCGTTACCAGTACACTATGATGCTCCATGACATGATTCGGCCTTCGATGTCTAGGGAGGATGTACCAGTTCTTTCCGTGCGTAGCATGGCTCTTGAACTTATCCAAGATACCTTCGAGTCACGGCTCCTTGACTGGAACCGGAAGAAAGCAGAGCTTGCTCTCGTACAACACACACGTCTGTTCCCTGAATGGAATATCCATTTCAAACAGGAGACAGAACGCGAGTTTATACGAGCGTTTAGAGCCCGCTGCCGACTTCAGAACGAGTACCTTGAATGGCCATTGCCATCACCTCCAGAGTTATCGTTGGTCTCACAGGGATCTTCCCTGTCCTATCGCCGACCCCGACGGGCGGACGCCCGCGTTGCAGGAAATCGGAG